ACAGCAGGAGTATTACCAGGTCCTGCCGCTGAAATAAATGATTTCTTAAACAGACTTGAAAGAAGTATAGAGAAATATATGACTCCAGGAGGATACCCTGATAACGTACCTGTACCAGGAGTCCCAACGAGTGAAGGTGGGGCAACAGACGCATATTTTATGATTAAAGATTTTATCACAGGAGATTACAAAAATAATCCTAATTATGTACCTGGAGGAACTGGTCCAAGTCTACCTGAGTAAGTCGTTTATTATTTTAATAACTTCTAAGCAGTCTTTTTGATTCCTTGGCACAAATAGTATAGGATTCATGTTATTTATCGTTAAATAGCGTTTAAATAGCTTCCAAACCATTGGAAACCTTTCGTTTGGGTTTCCTTTACATTCTATTATAAATCTAGGTGGGTCTTGTACATCCACAAAATCTGGTGTGTATGTTATGGGTAAAATCTTTTTATTGCCCTTATCGTGTAGAAATTTTTTCTTAGGTGTTTTTTCATAAGAGCTGAATGGGAGCTCAAATCCGTCGATGATTGTGAATTTGCGTGATTCGTAGCCAGCTTTTATTTTGTGCGCCTTCAACAACAAATACATATGTGATTCAAGCTTCGATTGAAATTGTATGCCGTCAATCTTGGTTTTTTTATACCTAGTTATTTGTCTTTTTTTTCTGCGATACATCTTCTAAATATAGATAATCAAAAAAAGATATACTTGTAAGTGTTCTTGTAGCCTCTATTATTGTGGGCGAATACACATTGAAGTTGCTATAAATTTTTTTAATTCCTTTTCTGGTTATTTTTTCTTTTTCTACTGGCCTGAACTTTTTAAAAGAACCAATACGGTTATCGTATAACATTTTATTAACCATTTGCTCTATCTCTACTTGTTCAATTAAGTATTCGATAGCCATTTTATTGTTTACTTGTAGCTCAGCTGATGCAATATACACATAATCATTTTCAAATGAAAGCACCTCAAAGTTTCCGTCTTCATGCATTAGCACATACACAAAGTTGTCTTCTAAAAATTCTTTTAAATCTATTTTATTTAATAAGTTTTTTATGACTATCACTTCTTCATCACTTGGCTCTCTATTACAATAAAACTTCTCTGCAAACTTCATACATCTAATTTAATAAAAAAACCCCCAGCATATGTGGGGGTTTCTATCATTATGAAAACAAAGCTTAGAGAACAATTAAAAAAACTCCAAACTTTCAAAAACTACTACAAATATACAAAAAAATTTTAAAAAGGAGATTCTCCGAACCCCCATTCGTATCTTAATGTAACAAACCAAAAATGTAAGGAGAATGTAAAATGCTCTACATTTTCATCTGGCTCCCAAAATTCATAACCAAAAACCATCGCCTCAAGAGGATGCCTTAAACTAAACGATACTTGTTCCCATTTTTCTTCCATTAGAATATATGTGTTAATCTTGCAATTTGACCATGGTCTGGATGATGTATGAACCCCTCTATTGCCTTTGGGTTATGTTGATATCCATTCCTATGATGCCAAGAGTCTGCAGCACTTGGACTTCTTAAACTTTCTACAGTTACACCTGTATAATCTTTTGCGTTTTTATGATGTACGTGGTGTGTGTATATGTATCTATGCTTACAGCTCGACCAATTATCCTTGGATTCAACAGCCATAAGCAGTGGTAAATTTGCGACACGCGCGCCATCACCATGTGTTGTGCCGATTAAATTAGCTCCATACTTGTAGTACTTTCTGTGTGTAATAGAGCAATCAAATGTTACGTTTTTTGCATGTCTGAACCATGACTGAATCACGTCAGCGAGAAAGAAACCATGCGTATAGTCGTGATTTGAAGGGTTATACATTACATGTACATCTGCGATAGAACACAATGTTTCTATGATTTCTACATACAGTGATTTAGCTTTCAAAAAGTTTTCATACCACATACCGTCAGTATCTTGCGGTGTGCCTGATGTTGTCGTTCTTTTTGGTGTATCTATATGTAATATATCGTTACCTATAATCAAAACTATCATATCAAAATTAAATCCTTTAGATTTATCTAAAATACCTTTAACACCTTCTCTTACTCGATTCACCGCTATTTCTTGGTTGTAATCTTCACCTGTTTCAAAAGCTGAAGACAACTTACCCAAGTGTATATCAGCAGGGTCAACTACTAATAAGTGAGGGCTATTTATTTTTTTCCTTTTAATAGTTTTATACCTTGGCGAGTGCTCATCCATTTCTTTAATAATGTCTTGACTTATTTCATTGTAAGACATTATCTCTGGTCTAACACGCACAGAATATTCTTTGGTTTTATCCCAATATTCTGTTACACTATTAAAATCTATACCCCTAGCCTCGCAGTAAGCTACCACGCCGCTATGTTTAATTTCGTTTAGTTGTTTGATTTGGTCTTGTGAAATGTAGGCTCTAAATGTGTTTCTCCCTACTTCCAATCTTTTTAGAGGCACTCCTAATGCTTTTGCCTCATCATGAGTTAAGCGAACTCTTTTATTCATGGTTCCATCGTTTTTTTCAAATCCTTTAAATCGTATATTAAAGAATTTATAGTGTTCTTACACTCATCGAATTCCCCATCAAAAACATCTTCGAAAGCAGAGTCTAGTTTAGTATGCATTTTGTTAAATACATTGACTAGATATTGCTCTCTTGATGTTGCTGCCATTTTACACTTTGTGTAGGAACATGATTCCTTTTAATAATTTATCATTCATCTAAAAATTGTTTTAAGTTTGGTTTAAAATACTCAGAACCTTTCATAACCTTACCGTCTGACCTTTTTAAAACCTTTCCATTTTCTAATTTACTCATGTTTGATTTATGTACTTCTTCAAACATATCGTAAAATACTTTTTCTAACCCATGCGAAACGACAGCGCCATACAAAACGTATGCTATGTCGATAATTGCATCACTTACTTTTACTAAATTTTCTTCATCACACGCATCCTTATATTCATTTATTTCTTCTAAAAGCAGATTATATCTTAAATTAAATTCATTTTTTTTTAGCAAACTTGGTTTCTTATTAACAGGCACGTTAAATGCTTTGTTGAAATTAGTTAACATTGTGGTTAGTTCTGACATTTTTGTAAATGAATTGCTCTAATTTAGAAAAAAATTTTGAAATTCTCAACATTTTGTTAATTTTTCACTAATGTGATAATATAAGTCGCCTATTTTTTCTTGCAATTTTTTCTGGTCTGTTTTTTGATTGTACAACTCTTGACCTCTCTTTATCTTACCCTTGTAATTTATTTCCAGTTGTAAATGATTTTTGTCATATATGACTGGATATATCTTTATATCATTGTCGAAACACACTTTCATTACTTCATGAATATTAAAATCTACACTTTTCATTACCCCATTTTTTACCTAAATGATTTACAAACCAGACAAGACTTGCTTTTTTTTCAAAGTTATGCCATTTTTTATTGTAATAAAATCGAGTAACAAAACATTGTTCTAAAGGTATATCTTCTACAATATCATACACATCAAAGTATTCTACTTTTAAGACAACCGACATATGTGTACGCCAGCTGTCGCATATTCTTTCAAGCAATAATCGCTGTCCAAGGGGTATTTTTATGCCTTGTTTTTTTACTTCGATAAGTATAAGTATCTGATTATCAAACTCTAAGACAGCATCTATATCGGATGGATGCATAGCGCCGTTTTGTACCATCGTAAAATCTATTGTGCGTCGTACTTCTGCGCTATTTCTGATAAGGCTGTCCAATGATTGTGAATTACATGTTTATTTTTTCAAACTCAATATCTAGTGTTTTAGATATTTCGAATGGATTTTTATTATTGACAAGCCAATTTGTATTATCCCATACAGGATTGCCTTCTTTAATTGTCGTGTACCTTCCGTTGTTAACATTCCATCCATAGAACACTTGTGCTTGATTCTCTCCAAGATTACCAAACTTTACTTTTAAAACTTTAATTTTTACAGTGCCTTTATCATAATCTCTATGTACAAGTAAACCGTGCGGACTCATGTCATAGAACTCTCCACCACCCTTCACGTCGTAAAATGTAGGCTCAAATAATTTACCTTTATCTGATTGAGGTTTTGTTGGGTGTGCAACTAAAATGCACACAACGTCATGTTTTTTACAAAAGCTGTCAATTTTATTTAAATAAATATTTGTGTAGTCTGTAATGCTTAAATTAAGATTGTCTTTGTCCCTGACTTTGTTGTATGGGTCTATCACCAAACATCTTATACCTAATCTCTTGACTAGTTCCTCAGCTTTTTGAAGAACATTGTCTAAATTAAAGCCTTGCTCATAATCAATAAAGAAAAAGTTCTTGTTGATATGCTCTAAACAAGCCAACCAATTCTTTGTTTTTGTTTCTTTGTAATTAGGTGTTGCACCATAAAGTTTTCTGACTAACTTATCTACATGTAAGTATTGTGGGTAGTTTTCTGTAGAGGCATATGCAGTTTTCCAACCATACATCATGTTGTAGCCTATTGTCATTTGGTCTACAAAATCTGACTTTCCGCTAGAGGGAAAACCTGTCACAACAATAAATTGTTTTGTGTATGTCGAAAAAATATTATCAAAACCATTTAACCCAATCTTGTATCCATTCTTGATACCATTCTTATAGAAATCATCAAGGTCTGCTATAACATCTGATACCCTTAAAACATTTTCTATAGGGCAAGGCACGGCTTGATTTATGGTTTCTTTTAATTCAGCCTTACCATACTTAATTAGGAATTCGTTTGCATCCTTACAATCTTTTAAATCGACTAAATATATTTTATCAGAACCTAATCTCCTTATAAATTCTTGCTTACCATTTTCCCCTGCCTCATCATTGTCTAAAGCCAAATAAATCTTTTCTTTATTTTCAAAGTAACTATAGTGCCGCAATAAACCAAAGAGGCTCTTTTAGACTATTAAGAGGTTCGACAGTAATTAATGCAGCTGGTGCTGATGGTAATAGTACAAATGAGGCAATATTTGCTGGTTTATGCACAAGGACTAATAATGCTGAGTCTATTCCAGTAGCAGGGGTTTTTCTTGATAGTCCTACAACTGCAAGTGCTGTGACTTACAAATTACAGGTTGGGGCTGAAAATAGTGCTGGAACTATAGTTGTGAATAGGACTCAAGAGGGTGCAACAGGTACTAGTCACTTTCTCGGTGTTTCAAATCTAGTAGTGCAGGAGGTGTCAGCATGAGTTTAGATCACGAAGCAATTTATAAAGCATACGCTGGAACAGTAGTTTGTATTGATGATGGTGCTGGTGCTTTTGACGCAAATGGTAATTCTGTAAGTTTAGATCAATCTCTTATAGATGCTGCAAGAGCAACATTAGATGCTGAAGCTGCTGCTGTTAAATATCAAACAGATAGAACAACTGATGGTTCTACTGTCTATGCTTCTTTGGGAGATCAGTTAGATATGTTGTACAAGGATATAGTTGCAGGTAAACTAGATACAACTGGAACGTGGGCAACCCACATCAAAGCCGTTAAAGACGCAAATCCAAAACCATGAGT